GGTCAGGTGATGTCCGAGCAGGGCTTCACCACCAAGACGTTCAAGCCGGCGTACGTGAAACCGAAGAACGTCGTCAATCCCCAGCGCGCGCTCAAGCGCTACAAGGGCGAGCCGATCGGTGGTGCCTGGACGCCCGAACAGCGCCTGCGGCTCATTGTTGCGGATGACCTCATGAATCACCTGAAAATGGTCCGCCGCCGCCTCGAATGGATGGCGGCCAGCGTGCTGGTTCGGGGATCGATCACGGTATCGGGCGAAAAGTACAAGACCCAGAACGTGAGCTTTGGCCGCCTGGCATCGCACACTGTCACCCTTGCCGCTGCTGGTAAGTGGAACGCCGACGGAGTGAATCCGCTCAAGGACCTTCAAGCCTGGGCCTCGTTGATTCTCAGGGACAGCGGGAGCTCCGCTCTCGACGTCGTTATGGATCTCGACGCCTGGCAGGCCTTTCGCGACAACCCCAAGGTCGATGCCAGGATCGAAAAGCAGCGCGGCATCGGCCAGCCGCCGCAGATGAGTCAGGACGCCGTGAACAAGATCGGCGGGACGTTTATGGGGCCCATCGATGGCTTCAATATCTGGGTGTATTCCGGCGCCTACAAGGACGACAGCGGGGACATCCAACAGATGCTGCCCTCGGGAACCGTACTCACGGTCGGCGGCCTCGGTGGCGTGCAGGCCTATGGCGCCATCCAGGACGAAGCCGCCGGTCTCCAGGCGCTGCCGTACTTCTCGAAGTCCTGGGTGACGCAAGACCCCGGGGCGCGTTTCATCATGACCCAGAGCGCGCCGCTACTGGTTCCGTACCGGCCGAACGCGTCCGTCTGCGCAACGGTGCTCTGATGCGGCAGCTCGTTGCGGTTCACACCATCGGGCTCGGGGGCAAGTATCATGCCCCCGGTTCCCCTATCGAAGTCGAGGACGGCGAGGCGGAGCGCCTCATCGCCCTCGGCGCCGCGAGCGCCGTCGAGACTGCGCCGCCCGCTCCGGAAGAGGCCGAAGCGGACCTGAATCCACAAGAGCAGACCGAGCCGCTCGCTGCCGCCCTCAACCGCCGTCGCAACGGCCGTCATTAAGACGTGGACTACCATCGCCAGAACCTGGTGCAACTGAGGCGGCATGGCCTCGCCGCAAGCCTCACTCGTGCCGATGGGAGCTCGGAGCCCTTTGTGGGCGTGTTCCTGTCGGCACACCAGGACTCTCGGCTCCGGCTCACTCCCAGCGGCGAACTGGCGGTGAGCTCGGTTCAGCCATGGATCTGGGTCGATCTGGAAGTCGCCCGGCCGGATGATCCCGCCGAGACGCGCAGTTGGATCGGTGCCGTGCCGGCCCAAAATGACATCGTCGTCATCGGCAGCGATACATACCGCGTATATGACGTGCAGCCCGATGGCTTTGGCGCAACGACGCTGATCTTAAAGAGGAAATGAGTACAAGCCCCAACGCGCCGGCATGGGCAAATGCGGCCGCCGTATGGGATGCCACCACAGGCACCTGGCTCGGCCCGGCGCCGCTACACGAGCGCGCCGAGATCCGCCTCGCTGTTGCCGCGATGCTGAGCACTCCGATCGGCGATCCTCCAGCTTTTCCAACCGATTGCCTGGACCGGATCTACGTGTCGCGGGTGCAGCCGCTCAAGATGGATTCTCTGCCAGCACTGCTGGTCTATGCCGGGCCTGAATCCGTCGACAGGAACGCCTCCAACGTTTGCACGGATCCGGACAACCCGGGGATCTTGAAACGCATCCTGCATCTATTCATCGAGATTGTGGCCGATGGCGACGACGGAGAGGTGACGCTCGACAAAGTCGCCCGCGAAGTCGAGAGTGTTGTCGACTCCGACCCCACGATTGGAAAACGCGTCGCGGAAATCATGCTCGATGAAACCACGCCCGCGATCATCGCCGATGGCGAGAAGGTGGTCACCGTCGTTCGGTTGACGTATCTGATCACCTACTACACCAAGACGCGCACAGCGGCCCCCGAGGCGGGAGTTGCGGTCGCGGCGGTGATGGGCTCCTGGGCCCCCGAAATTGGCAAAGCGCACGTCGATGATTATGTCGACATCACCGGCACGGGACTTCCGCCAATCGTGAACGACTGACGCGGTTCTTCAGCATCCATGGACCTCTTTTTCGAACGCGATCCGTACCGCAACGCCGATCTGCCGGACCGGGATTCCGCGGACCTCGCCCGCCGTCTATCCAGCACGTTGCGGCTCGGGACGGTAGCTGACGCCGACTACGAAAAGGCCCGCGTGCGCATCACAATCGGCAAGGTGAAAACCGGCTGGCTGCCGTGGGTCACTCTTCGCGCGGGCTCGGACATTACCTGGTGGGCGCCGGAGCTCGGCGAGCAGGTACTGGTGCTGGCGCCCTGCGGGAACCTGGCGCAGGCCGTGGTACTGGCCGCGCTCTACCAGGACGCGCACCCGGCGCCGGCAGCGAGCGCGGATGTAAGCACGATGCAGTGGAAGGACGGCACGACCGTTATCTACAATCGCGCCGCGCACAAGCTGACCGTCGCGTGCGCCGGCGAAGTGGACGTCACGGCCGCGACGAAAGTGACCGTCACGTCTCCCGAAATTGCTCTCGTTGGCCACGTCGCCGTGCAGGGGGACGTGGATGTCGCCGGCAGCGTGAACGCCTCCGGCTCGATCGTCGACGGCGCGGGCAACACGAATCACCACTCGCACCCATAGAAATGTTCAGCGGAGATTCGGAAGCATGCAGGGCATGAAGGCAACGACAGGCCGGGCGCTCGGTGGGATCAACCACCTGCGCCAATCCATCCGCGATATTCTGCTGACGCCAAAGGGGACGCGCGTGATGCTGCGCGAGTACGGCTCCGACCTGTACAAGCTGATCGACCGGCCCCTGACCCCCGAGACGATCGTGGACATCTACGCCGCCACCATCGGCGCTCTCGGCGATTGGGAACCGCGGCTGAAGGTGAAGTCGGTGAGCGTCGCGCAGCCGGCCGCCGGGCATATCGAGCTGGCGCTCGTCGCCACGTATCTGCCGGACGGCAAGCAGATCCGGCTCGACGGGATTGTAATATGACCGCCCGGAGAACGGCATGAGTCGCTTTGCCCAGATCGACCTCTCGGTGCTGCCGGCGCCGGCGATCATCGAGCAGCTCGACTTCGCTGCCATAAAGGCAGCCATGATCGCCGACCTGGTGGCGCGCGACTCGTCTTTTACAGCGCTACTCGAGAGCGACCCGGCCGTGAAGGTGCTCGAGGCCTGCGCCTATCGCGAGATGCTGCTTCGCCAGCGCATCAACGATGCCGTGAAGGCCTGTATGCTCGCGACCGCCACCGGCACGAACCTGGACAGCCTGGCCGCCCTTGTGGCAACCCGGCGGCTCAAGTCAACGGATGCGGACGACAATATCGTTTACGAGAGCGACGACAGGCTGCGGATGCGCGCGCAGCTCGCGCCCGAAGCGTTCGCCGCGGCGGGTCCGGTGGCGGCTTACCTGTACCAGGCGTTCTCGGTCTCCCTCGATATTGCCGACGTCTCGGCCGTGATGTCCTCGCCCGGAACCGTGCGAGTCACGATCCTTGCCACCGCGGCGGCGAGCACGGACGGGTTCGGCACTCCGAGCCAAGGGCTGCTCGACAGCGTCTCAGCTCGCCTCAACGCCGACGATGTCCGTCCTCTGACCGATGTCGTCGAAGTGCGTGCGGCGGTACTGGTGCACTATTCGATTGCTGCGGCCATCACGCTCTACTACGGTCCGGATGCCTCGGTGGTAAAGGAATCGGTCGGTGCAGCGCTCCAGCTCTACGCCAAGAGGACGAACCGCCTCGGCTACAACGTGGAGCTCGCAGGCCTGTACGCGGCGCTCCAGCAAGGCGGAGTCGAGAATTCGAGCATCACGTCGCCGCGGGCGCGAATCGTCACCGACAGCACACAGGTGGCGGTCTGCGACGGAATCACCGTGACCGTGACGGGGCGGGACGAATAGATGGCAACCTGGGCAGACATCACGGGCACCTGGGCCGAGCAGGCGGCCACCTGGGGCGCCGCCGCGGCTCGCAGCCGGTCCGTG